GGTACTGTTGACGCAACAGGTGTTACCCTCACATCCAGTGTCAATGACGTAGGTCTAGTATTAGATATTAATGTAACTCCAACTGGAGTTTCAGCTACTACATCTACGGAATTACAAATTAGAGATGGATGGAACCGAGGATTAAACGTCGGTGATTCAATAGCATCTAGCTTTGGTTGGAGTAATGGTGCATATGGTAATGGTAACAACACTGTTTCAGTTACAGGTAATGGATTAACTTCTGCTTTAGGAGAAGAAACAGTTACTGGAACTGCATCAGTAACTTTACCAAGCGTATCATTAACGGCCACCGCAGGAGATGCTGTGGCCACTGGTATTGCAGAGGTAACTCCTAGCGGGGTTGCACTTACCAGTTCATTTGGTTCTTTCACCATAACAACGGATCAAAACATATCTGTAACAGGTATCGGTATGACTTCATCACTAGGTGATGAGTCAGTTGCGGTAACAAAAGCTACAGGTTGGAACCGTGATACTGATATTAACACGGGTGGATCTATTGGTTGGAGTGATCAACAATGGGGTGCTGTAGGAATAGCGCAAGCTGTAACAGGTTTCTCAATTCCAGCTTCGTTAGGAACGCCATCAATAGCTACAGATCAAATTATATCAGTTACAGGTAATGGATTAACTTCTTCTATAGGTGATCCTGCAATTAGAGGTGACTCTAATCTTTCTTTAACTGGTGTTGGATTAACTTCCGCAGCAGGAGACTTACCTACAACAATTGATGTCGCTGGTAATGTGTTAACATCTGCGGTGGGATCTGTAGAAACCTCTATATTCGTAACTGGTCTTGGCATGCAAGCAACTCTTGGAGATGCTGAACAAGAGACTATTTATGAAGCACCTAGTGTTTCTGCAACCTCTAGTGTAGGCACAGTAAATGTTAGAATAGATACGGTCTTTACAATCACTGGCAATTCTGTTACTAGTAGTGTAGGAAATTTACAAGGGACTTTCTGGTCACAAGTAGATGACTCAAACAGCGGAATAAGTTGGACGGAAGTTCACAAAGCTGCATAAAAGTTTTGACAAACTTTAAAATAATCATTAAATTTTAAATTAGGAGATTAAATGGCATCAACTTATTCAACAGGTCTAAGAATAGAGCTACAAACAACTGGAGAAAATTCAGGAACTTGGGGTACTATTACTAATAATAACTTCTCTCAAGTATTTGAATTTGCCATTGCTGGTGTTTATGCAAAAACACTTTCTGGAACAGGACCTACAACTTTAACAAACGGAGATGGTCCACAATCTCAAGCTAACAACGAAGCAAGACAAAACCAAATTATTTTTTCTGGAACTATTTCTACTACTCATATTGTACAGTTTCCAGCTACACAAAAAACTTACGGACTTTATAACAATATTGCAGGAGGCGCTGATGTTACAGCAAGATTAGGTGCTTCTGGAAATACATTAACAATTACAAATGGTAAATACAGATTAGTTTCAACTGATGGAACTGACTGGTATGATATATTTACACTCGCTGGTTTAGGTGAGGCATGGATAAAGAAAACATCAGACTACACTGCATCAGCAGGTGATAATATTTTTGTTGATACTAATGGAGGGGCGGTTGCTATAACTTTACCAAGCTCTGCAGCTATTGGTGATCAAATAAAATTTATAGATGCAGAAGGTACTTTTGCAACTCACAATTTGACTGTAAATAGAAACGGTCATAAGATACAAGGGTCTGAGGCTAATTTAACAGTATCAACTAGTGGTTCTGGCTTTGCGTTGGTGTACAATGACAGTGACAACGGTTGGAGATTAAAGTATAACGATTAATTATGGCTAACTTACAAGATATAACAAACAGAAGTGAAGTAGGAACAATTAAACCTTGGGGTAAAGCTACAGCTCCAGCTGGTTATGTATTATGTGATGGATCAGCTATTTCAAGAACAACTTTTGCAGATTTATTTGCAGTCATTGGAACAACTTATGGAACAGGCGATAACTCAACAACTTTTAACGTTCCAAACCTTACAGGAAAATTTCCTCAAGGAAAAGATGGTAGTAATAATTTAGGTACCACTGGTGGTGCAAATACAGTTACTGTTTCAGTAACTAACAATCAAGGCGTAGCTAATAACCAAGCTGTTTCAGTAACAGGTAGTATTTCAAACACATCCTTAACTACTGCACAATTAGCCTCTCACACTCATACTTCATCTCAATTTAGTGTTATAGGACAGTGTAACCCTGGTGATAACGTTATTGCTCAAATAGCGCCTAAAGGAAGCTTAAGAGTTCAACCAGGACCAGAAAACTTTAGTTTGGGTAACGCTGGATCAGGAACTGGTCATAATCACTCTCATACTTTATCTGGAACATTAACTGGTACTGTTGCACTAACGGGAACAGTAACTGGATCAGGAACTAATTCATTTTCACCTTTTGTGGTAACACAATACATTATTAAACATTAGGAGACATAGATGGCTACACAAATCGTAATCGCTAATAAAGAAAGTATTAATCTAGACAATAGCTTTCACATTGATTGGGCAGATAAAGGAAAAAATTGGGATAACAATTGGCTTGCAGATACAATTCACTATGTTGTTTGGAATAGTCAAGGCCCTAACGAAATACAAAATAAAGATGCTAATGGCATGATGACAGGTAACGTGGCTTTATCCGCTACAAGTGATGCAGTTGGAACTACTTCCATAGCAGATCTTTTAGTGTGGGGTGAAACTAGAAAACTACAAATAGAAGAAGCTGAAACCGCATTTCAAGCTGCGGTCACCGATGATATAAATAACAACACCACAAACACTGATGGTAAAACTTGGAGAGATTACGACTCAAATTATTCGTAAAAAACTCCTCTTATTTGTAATACTTCCCTATTAATTGGACCAGTAATTGCACAAACTTTATGTTTAATTTTATTTTTAATAGCTAATAAACGATTTGGTTTTGGTTCCACACTTAAGGGTAAACCTCTACCTGTATCAATTAAATTTTCGCCTCCCCAATTTCTATTCCAATTTTTATGAATGTATAAAGAATAATTTAAAGTGTATTCTCCATCGTCGTGCCAATTTATTCCTGCATATTTTTCATAATTGTAATAACTTAATGTTATTGATGAGTTAGACTTAAAAGGTATTAAATCACAATTTTTTATAACTTCTAAAACTTCTTTAAATATTTCATGATTATACTCATACTTACCTTTTGTTAAATCTGCCACAGGGCCTACCATTTGGACTTTTGCCATTGTAACGTTTTTATCTTTATCTTGATATAAACTTTGATGCCAACTATCAAAATTTGAATGTTTTTTATGTGTAAAATAATTATATGATTTTATTTTGTTAAACAAATCAGTTGGTAAAAAATCATCAATGGCTAATGCACAATCGTCTATGTTTGCAAATATTTTCATCTGTAACTTTTTTTTCTCCAAAAATATTTTTTATACTTATCAATCACAGTGTTCATTAAAATGTTGTAAGTTTTTTGATGTTCTTTTTCTACGTAAAACCCAGACCATTTTTTCCAACTTTCTCTTTTAAAGGGTATTATCTGAACCATAGGTTCACCTTTTTTTAAAATAAATTGCTCGTCTCTTTTAGTTAACACAAAAGGAAAGTTAATACCGTTAATGTAAGTATCTGTGTCAACTACACCTGAAATTATTTGAAACCTAGTTTCAATTCTATTCATCGGTTGAACAAACAAACAACTGTAGCCTGGTGGTGTTTTAATCAACCATTTATTTATAAATTTACCAGCTTTTTCTCCTGCTACTTTTTTATAAGAATTAGTTAATTGATAAGAATAATGATAGCCAGTGTCATCCTCTCTTTTATTAGCAGGAGTAATTGTAAAATCAGTTTCAGTTGGATCTACTATATAGTCTTGTTCAAAAGATAAAATATAACCTGCGGTCATTGCATCTAAAAAAGGCATGCAGCTTTTTACTGTGTTTTTGTGTAAATCTTTTTTATGAAATCTTTCTAAATCTTTATAATCTTTAGGAATAAATTTTATAGCAGGCTCTGGATGAGGCCATATGTCTGTCATCTCTTTACTAGTTGCGCAAAAAATTATTTTTTTATTTATCATTTATAATAAAATTAAAAGACATTGATCTTCTTATATCTCCTTTATGTTTAGTTTTAAATGGCATAACAGAGTGTTGATGCGACGCTTGAAAAACATAAAAATCACCAACGATTGGATCAAAATAATTTGTTTTTAAACCATTATCAAATGTAAAAGCTAACTGCCCATCTTTAAACTTATGTTCGTGTTCTACATCTTTTATGATTTCTGGAACTTTTAAAAATAAAACTGTCGACCACCCAGTTGCATCATGATGAACATGAGGAGGATTGTATTCGCCTTCTTTCATATCATTGATCCAACAACCTATAATGTTTAAATTTAAAACAGGACTATCAACTAGGTTTAAATGATTTGAAGCCATAATAAACTCATTCATGCACTTTATTAAAGTTGGATACACTTTTGTGTCTGAAATAAAAGACTCAATGGCTAATTCATTTTTTATTCTGCCAGCTAATCTCTTACCTTTTGATTTTAATTGATTACGTTCTGATTCATATCTTTTGTTGAGATCATCAATTAAGTTTAATGGCAGTTTATATTTTTTTATAATTTTGCCGTCTACAAATGTTTCGCTAATCATTCTTTTTTCTGCGTCATGTATATCATAAACCCACTGTCAAGAAAACATTTTAAAATAATTCTGTTGCAGAACAAAAAAATATGCTTACATTAGGTTCTCACCAAAATTAACAATCACAGGAGAAAATATGGAAAACGAA